GTCGTGCTAGTGCAGCAAATAAAACACCATAAGAATGTTTTCTCTTCTTTATTGGTTGCTGTACTATAAATTTTACCTCGTACCCTTCTTGAGAAAAGTTCAGCCTTTTAGGCTTAGCTTCAAGTTTTGACATAATAAAACCAGCATCGCCGAAATGACCGGGAATTTTACAATTCCGATACATCTTTGGTGTTTGCTGATATAAATCATGCCAAATCTCGCGAAAGATATCATCACAATATTGACCGTGACCTAACTGTTTACAGTAAAGTCTAATCATATTTGCGATCCGTAACGAATAAGGCATACTATCGCCATCTTCAGACTTACGGAGGTAAAAGGGACGTACATTGGTTCCGAGGAACCAATCGCTCCCACACGATTCGAAGAAACTCCCTGCCAGGAAGCTCTTCTTGTCGTTCACTTTAAACCCTAGAAGGTTCAAAGCATCAATCACATCACTCGCATACTCCTGGGGAACAATCAGATCGTCCCCATATGCATTACAATTGTGATGTTCGCTAGCAGGCACTACGGACTTGATTACAGACACAAAAATTAGTGTCTCAAGTTCGAATGTGTACCCATTACCCATTGAGGAAAACTTCTCAAGGATAACTTTCTCTCCGTTGACCAAAGTTGATTTAGACCTGCTTAAACAAAGCAGGTGTAACCAACGCGGCGGTAAGAGAGCAGCGACGCACTCCCACGAAACCGTGTCACTAGCAGCCGATAAATCAATGGTTGCTAACTTCTTTACATATGCCATTTTGGCTAAGTATTGGTTTCGTTTTTGAGAGCGGAGATTGATCCCAGAGCGCATTAACAGATCTTTAAGGATAGTACCTACGCCTAACTGAAAAAACATATTCAGTGTCGGCTCGATACATATCCCGCGGTCCGTCTTTGCATTCTTTGGAACAGTAGTGAACTTGCTCCCATCAACTACTTGGTGTGTAAACTTGGCGTAAGAATGCCAATTGCTACCAAGGAGCTGACGAAAATACGGAACAAGGTCGGCGGTCAGATGGATTTCACCATCGAATTTATCTGACAGAACCGAACCACTACCTTTGATACCTGTCGTAGCCCCAGAACCATGGCGCGATCTCATAATAATATTGTTGAGATCGGCCGTGGTAAGAGGCCCAATGATACGTTGCACTTCTTGTTGACACTTCCAGATCAAATTCGATCTGGCTGCATCTAGAGGAGCGCGCAGTATATTGTTGGTAGATAGACAGTGAGCTTCCGATTCATAAAATGAATCGACAGCCACCTGCGCCTTATTAATGCCGAGAGGCAAATGCTCCGATTTACGCATTATTTCTGTTACAAGATAATCCAAGGCGAACTGCCGAGGGTTACGAGATTCAGAATAATCCATGGGAAGCATAAGGTATTGACCCCATTCACCGTTGGCACATAGCAAAGCTACAGCCAGGGATCGTGGGGTGTCAATCTTTTCGCAGATTTTCATCAAAGTAGTTAGCTCAAGCCGAAGGCTTGAGCTGACATTACTAGGTAAACTAAGTAACATGGTATTCTCCTTAAAGGATGAATTTAAATTAACGATCAGCCGAACTGTAGATATACAGTCAAGCCAATCGCAACTACACTAGAGAGGCCTGTTAAGGGCCGCTCTTTAATCAGTGTTAGCAAGAAACTTGCTATCCTACGGTGGCTATCTTTCACTTTAATAAAGAGGTAAAAGATCTTCAACGTAAGAAGTCGCTACTGCATCGCCCAACATCGCGCGAGCTAAACTAAGAAGTTCAGCGCGCTCGACATCGGTCATCGCAGTAGGTAAAATAAACTCAGCTTTAAAGCGAGCTGTATGGTCAACAAGCGCGACGCCATCGATCACACGTTCCACTGGAACGGCAATATCGATAACACAACGGTTTGTTGGTCGGTTCTTAGTAGATTCAGAGTAACTTAAAGTCAGGGTCTCGTCACCAGAAGCAGTAACACCAGAACGGTTTTTCAAAACCGCTCGTTCGGGGTTAACTGCAATAGGTTCATAAGAATGGACAACGGCTACTGAGTCAGTAAGACTTATTGTTGATGCATTAGGCATAATATCTCCTTAGGAGGTTTAAAACGTGTAGAAAAGGCTACACACCAATGTGTCACAGAATGTGACATGACAAATATTACTAACCATATAATATAACATTACATAGGAGCAATATAAGAAAACAGCAGAAATAATAACACAAATCTTCATTTGTATCACCGTATCCTACTCTTTCCGCCTGATGCAAGAATATGCAACAGTGCTAATCCGTTAGCTACAGCCCTAAGGCTGGTAGAAGGTTCATAGCGTGGAAAGTCAGGAAGGGGAATCGTACTAATAACCTCACGAACGTGAGATTTATAGATCTCTTCCCCATCCTCGACATGGATATATCCTTGACTCTTTTCTGAACTAGTAAGTCCATAAAGAAGTCGCGAATCGATCCTAGTCGTTAGGGTCCCTTTCAGTTCATCAACAGACGCAAGAGCGTCAAGAGCTGATAAAACGTCACCAATCGGTATTAACCAATCGATAACGAAACTAAAAGGAATTGCTTCCCAAATCCACTCGGCAGGATTGCCGGGCGTAAATCTGGGGGCTTCGGGTGTATACTTTACGTATACTTTAGCCGTTTGGCTTGTAACAACCCGCCCTGCTACGTCTCGAGTACTATCATACATGCTCCCTGGATCTACCATCGTCTTTCGTTTAACATAGAAAGGATGGTAAATAGGAAGGCCCAGTCGGGTCTGCAATGCTATCCAGGAATCAAAAAGATCCCCAACGAGCGGTGCAACACCGTATGAATACCCGATGTAAGTTGAAGAAATATCCTTCGTGACCAGCTTCCTCTTGAGAGGACTCTTGCCACGACGTATACGTCGTACACCATTATAAATGGCCATCGCCGTATCACGGAACATTTCACAGGTTTGCCTGTATTCAACTATTAACGAGCTTAGATTCACTGCCTGATTTTTTATTTTCAGGCGCATAGCTGTCTCCCAATTTGTATCAACCGCGTGAGCGGTTATCCCAGATGGGATATGATTAAACAAATAGGCAGTCGTATCCTTATATCCTAAGGTCTTCTCAGGGCAAAATGCCCATTTCTGAAAAGAACTTATAATGATATCCCGACGTGGTGTCCGGGTGTAAGTATACTGTTTAGCTAAGGGTGTTAGCGAATCAAGAAAGTCTAATGGTCTGACTCTCGTATCTTTGGGATTCGACAAAGAGGCCTTATTCATCACTTCTATAGTTGCCCAAGTTTCATCGGTGTAATCAGGACATGGTCCAGTAACGCGCCGAGTGAGAAGCTTTTGGTAAGTATTTTCGTAGATGATAGCCATAAGAAGAACCCTTTTATTGACAAAGGTCAATAATTGTTGCAGAATGAACTTTTAGTCTGCATTAAGTGAGGAGAAATTCCTAACTTAGAAA